CCGAGAATGTTATCGTTGAAGAAATCGTTTGGATTTTCTAGTACCTCGTAGATAAACTGTGCTTTTGTTTCCTCGTAAGTTAATAATTTCTTTGAGGTAGCCAAAGTTAAAATTTCACGTTTAAAGTTCTCTATTGGTTCGTTATCTAATAAGTTAGATAAAGTTTTATTTGAACCCCAATATGTTTGCCAATCGCTTTCTTTAACCACTTGTTTATATGATGGTTTTCTACCTTTAGTACCCTCATATAATGCTAAATCTTTTTTAGTTAGTTTAGCTTTACGTGTAAATTTAACGAATTTTTTTCCTATATAAGTTTTACCACTTGGAATATGGATTACTCTATATACAAAACCGAATGTTGATGGGGGAAATGACTCCAAAGAAATCATTTCTTCCCCTTTATATAACCAATTGTTCATATTATTCTAATTTATGAAGTTAATCCTGTGATGTTAACCGTTTCAATGTCGTTAGCTTGCATATTCTGCATTACCATCTTAGTGCTGAAATCGCCATAACTAGCTTGGTTTCTTATACCATTCGTAAAGGTATCAGTAGGACCTTCACCCATTAACCAAACCTGAGTTGCCCACGAAGGATAAACATTATTCATCTGCCAGTTAGATACGGTAGTACTACTCCAAGGGTATCGGTAACTTTCACCAACCTTATGATCTACCATCCACTTTCTAGGATCAGTTATCATTAGAATGATCTCAGCATCAGTAGGCATAGTCTGGTTAACCTTCAATGTTGTAGCAACCATACTAGCAATCTTACCACTAAAGTTTCTGTTAGAATCAGAACCACCAATACACATATTACCTGAAAGTGATCTGTCCATTCTGTTTCCAGTAGTACCAGAGATCCAGTTAGAAGAAGTACTCTTCTCAGAGTAAAGCGTTCCGAAGCTCAGAGTCTCACTCATATGTCTGATACTGAAACAAGCAGCTAAGGCAGCGCCACTAGCACTCGATCCTAATAGTCTAGTCCCGTTGTGAGCTATGTACATTCCGTACCACTTATTAGCTGTATACATTCCTAGGTAACATTCATTAACGTTACCAGTCTCACGACCCCATCCGAAGTATATCTGTCTTGATCCATTTACTCTTAAGTAGATGTTATCATCTCCATTAGATACTCCCTCTCCGTAGTTCCATATATGCTGATCTGCATTAGCACCATCTAACCTGAATACCACAGTTGTAGCCCAAGGTCTTCCGTCGTTATCTGAAGTAGTCATACCAGTTGAAGCAGCATCTACAGTAGTCCCGTTCAAAAGGAAAGGAGACGCCTGTGTAGATGCCTGCTGTTTAAGGTGCTCACTACCGCCGTTGAAGTCTATAGCGTTAGTCCAGTCAGTAGTGTTAGTAGGTGCTACAGGAATAGTTTGTTCTGTCAAGTTAGTCCAATCTATATCGTCTGCGTCAAATCCGGTTGAAGTCTGACCTTTGTCCCAAAACACCATAATCTCTCTCGAAGTACCATCTCTCATCGGTGAAATTTCGGCATCGCCTTTGCCACCTGACCAATCTGAATAGGTAGTTGTTGCTGTGCTGTCTGCCGAGGTATTTGCAGTAATGCCCACACGGATTTGATTACCTGCAGTTGAAATTTCTATGAAAGCAGATAGGTTTGAACCCCCAGTTGAATTGCTAAAACTGATTGCAGCACCTTGAGTCATATAGTTATATAGTACTCTAAGCTCAGCACTTGCGAAGTTATTTTTCTGTAATCTGACAACTAAATCCTTCTCAAATCCTTGACTAGGGATAGTACCACCTGTGTGGTTTCCATCAATAGTATTAACCCAGCTAGTGTCCTTGATTCCGAATAATATAGTACTGCTGTAGTTCTGATCCATTTCATTGAATAGATCTTGAATAACAGTCCCTGGGATTACGAATCTCTCACCTGCAGATAAGGGCTCATTTATAGAGTACCAGTTATCAGCATTAACACTAGTTCCTGTAGGCGTAGCAGGGCCTTCATATCCTATACCTGTAACACTAACGGCAGGAACAGTTAAGTTCGCTATATTGATAGTAAGTGTACCTACAGAGCTTCCGTAAGAGTTAACCTTTGTAACAGTAATAGAGTAAACATCACTAGGGTTAGCAATATTATCTCCTGTTACTTCAGGAGCTGTTCCTTGAAGATATCCTGAAATAGAGTTATAAGCAAGACCTACAGGTATATTGCTAAGAGAATACGTGTTAGGATCTCCTAAAGGTTTTATCTGGAAGTTTATGTTATCACCCTCTGAAACATTCATAGAGTTGGTAAACTGAGAAGGTATATAGCTAGCGTCATCACCTGTCTGAATCTCATTCCAAGCTATCCCGATAGGAGTTGTTGGTGCAGAAGCCCCTGCGTGAGTCATATAACTTGAGGGCATGTACCAAGTCTGAACTGAAGGCTGTTCATCAGCAAACGTGTGAGGGTGAGATAACCCTGACCCAGAAGCAGCAGTTCCGTACAATTCGTCAACTGTTTTAGCGTCAGCTTGTGAGCTAAATAATGGGTAGTAAAACTCAGTATCAGGAGACTCAATATAGTACCAAATAAACGATGCTGCTAGAACAGCATTGTTAACAGTCATGTTTCTTATCCCATTTAACTGATTATCCCTAGGCATAATAGAGAAGAATCTTAATTCTGTATCGGTAGCAATAACACTTTCGCTACGACAGATTACTTCAAACACATTCGGGGAAGTCTCGTGAGCAATGTATACTCTACCATCATTATCTCTACCTAGTCTGAACTTGGTTTTGGTTTGAGGACTATTTGAAAAACCTACCTCGTTAATCTTACCCGCTCCGTTTGTAGCGTCAGCAAAAGTAAATGGAGTTGGGTATAATCTAAGGTATAACAAACCCTTAACAGCATTACCTGCGCTATCGACATTTAAGTCTTCTACATTATAAGTAGTCTCGTCAAATAAACCAATATAAACACCGCGAGAGTTAGTCCAATCACCTGATGCTTGCTCGAACTCAAAATACTCACCATTCTTGGATATAGTCTGATTGGAGTATAAACCATTACTAGTATCAAAGTTACCTGCTTGAGCTATAGAAGTATATCCTAAGGTAGTTCCTGAACCTGTCTCTGTTATTCTTTCTCCGTATACGGTAAAATCAGAAGAGTTAGATGTAGTTGTTACGGTAGTTGATGTGTTACCTGTGTTCGAACCAACTGTAGTTCCACCTAACACTTCGTTAAGTCTATCTACCGCTGCCTCTATAGTGTTGAATCCGATAACCCCTCCATTAAGAACACTTACGTTGTAGTATCTTATATGAGTATATATATCTTTACCCCCACGAACAGTGGATATTTTGATAGTCCCGTCAGCTACCGCTGAAGCAGTTAAAGAGTTAACAGCAAAAATATCACCATTACTGAATAAAACAGTAGTGTCAGTAGCATCTCTCTGAGCGTCTATAACATCAGTTTGACTAAAGATAAAAGTACCTGTGTTACTAAGTACGTTAGCGTTAGCAGTGATATACTCAGCACAGTCAGAAGGAGATACAAAATCGTTTCCGTCTTTATCCTGGAAGTCAGTGTAAGGTAAGTTAAAAAACTCGTAGATGGTTGTACCTTCTTCTACTGTTCTAATCTTATTGATTACGTTTACATTGTTGGAATTATTCTCGTTGATTTCTCCCTCTAGACAAGAGTTCCAATATACAGGGTTCGTTGAACCTACGAATGTGATACAGTTACCTGCATCATTTCTTGTTACTTTTATAGCCATTATTTAGTAATTGTTACTAGCATTGATAGTGGTTGAATAATTACCGGATTATCAGATTTGATTACAGGTAATGCGATTGCGTTAATATCCTCTGCAGAAGCTAAATATGCAGTACTGGTTACACGTTGGAGTCTAGAGACACCAACCGAACCTTGACCGAAGAAAGTAGTTGATCCTTGCAAGAAGAACTCAAAAGTGACATTATTTGAAGCGTCACGAGTTGCCCATTGTAACCCGGTTTCAACCGTAGTATTCTGGACTTGAGGTAATATGTTATAATCGAAACGGACAGAAACTAAGTCACCAACATTAATACCATCAAGTGCAATGGATCCTATTGTTCCATCTTCCCATGCTGTAGTATAATTGATTAGTGAAGTTGTCTTATCTGCTGGTAAGTGATCACCAGCAAACATACCAAAGTCTGCGATATTTGTATTTGGGGTTGGATCTGTCCAATACGGCCTATCTACTGCCAAGTGAACTGTACGATCGAGTCCGAACTTTAAGTAATCTCCAGCATCAGCATTTGCAGATGTATATTGAACACCACTTGTTGAATCCCAAACAAAACCATCGAGATCAGTTTTAGCAGCAAATCCACCTGTAAACTCATAACCTGATGGGCTTGAATCACTTGGGCTTGAATCACTACTCCCTCCATATGAACCAGTAGTATAATATTCACCTGTAGTATTATCTCTAACTAAAACGCTAGATGCAACACCAGCGGCATCGCTAACTTCACTATGATACATAGAACCCGTTACAGCAAAACTACCACTAAGGTTTATATTATAGGCAGCTCTTCCTGAAAATGCTACAAGTGATTGAGAAATGTGACCAGCTTTGATGACTTGGCCATCTGATATTTGATCTATTTGATTTAACGTTACTGCCACTGTATATTGTTTTTTTTAGTTTTGATATTATCTATCTATGTTTATAAATATAGTAGTATCTGTTGTTCTTGATGTTGGTAGTGGTTGAGATAACTTTCCTACTGCAAGTAGATTTTGATTATCATCATATAATCCTACGGTACTAACGTAAGGAGAGAAAAAAGAACCGGTTGCAAAATCATAAACTGTACCATCTGTAGATCCTGAGATTATTGATGGATTTTGGGAGAAATTAAATTCAAATTCGTTTATAGTAGCTTTGTATTGTGTCTCGTAAATATCAAATGAGCTGGAGAATGAACATGTTATGTCAGTTGTTGTTAAAAAATCATCTACAATCCCAGTAGCAACTCCCTCACCCCCATAATAAGAACTACCGTAATAAGAACTACCGTAATAATAACCTTCNGAGGNTGGTGAGGTAAATGTTATAATACCATGTGGGTAAATAACATTACCCACTACTGTACTTCCTGATATTAGATTACCATTACCATCATCTGTTATATTGTAAGCACTTCCACTAAATATTAGATTGATTGAGTTTGGTTGAAGATTATCTCCATATAAACGTGATGGGATAGATAAAACTGCAATTTCCGCACCTGAACCTGTAGGAATAAAACGATGTGGGACTGTAGATTGTAAGTAGTTTTCATATCTACCAGAAGAATCTGGGCTACCTACAAATACATCACCCATCTCATTTTCTCCAGGAAACAAACTTTGTGTTTGAACTGGAGAACCATAAGATGAAGTTACAAAGTTAGAATAATATAGTCCCTTAATAGAATTATATATTAACTCAGGATCTTGAGTACCTACAGATGAATTACCAGTAGGAGTATTAGACCCTGAGATAAATACTGTTGATTGAATGTTTTTACCTAGGAATTTACCTATTTGAACATTGAAATCTGTAAATTCAGAAGCAGGGAAGGAGAACCCCTTATTTACTTGAAAGGGTTCTACTATTAAATCCTGTGATAAAAATTGTTTGAATGCACTCATTCATTTATTTTAAAAGTCCAGCTTAACTCTAACAAGAGCTTCTTTTGTGAAATCTTTTTCTAGTGGTTTAGATAATTTAGCTACTGCTAATAACTCATTAGTATNATTATACAAACCTACAGTTGTAATATATGTTGTAGGTGAGTTAATAAATAATGGGAATAATACCTCACCTGTTGAACCCGAGATAAACGATGGGTTTTCAGAATAGTTAAACTGTGAACTTCTTGGTCTTACAAATACAAAATCTGAAGTAATTGTTTCTTCTGAGTTTGCTGTAAAACTAGATGTAATAGCAGCGTATATAATATTAGGATTTGGGTTTGAAGCGATAGTTAATGCAGAAGTTGTTGTAGCATCTAATCCAATACCACCATCTGCTTGATCATTACTTAATGCTCTTGGGTTTAAAATATAAGTAGCAATATCAGGTAGGAATAAACCATATGAACCTGAATCAATACTATAACCATTTGCTTGTAAAGTAGTGAATGGGACTCCTGATGAACCTGATACTAACTGGAATACTCTACCAGCATCATTAAATACTACTGAGGATGCTACTTGGCTATTATCTGTTAATTTAATAACACCATTAGGACCTGTAATTTCTAATGCAGTTGAACCAGGCATTATTGATTCTTTATATCTACTTCTTTCAACTGATATAGACCAGAAATCTGAAGATGTAACACTACCAAAAGTAAATGATGCATTTTCATCACCTAATACTAAAGTACGGTATTGTCCATAAATTGTTGAAGATGGTGATTTACCATCTACATCTAAATTATATGCTTGACTACCACTTCCTAATTCATTACCATAGTTAACAGCAAATTCTAAAGATGAAGTCGCAGCGTTTGAAAATACGTTTAAATAGTAATCACCTGAAGAACCTACTGCTTGGGTAGATGAGGAGAAAAATGTTGTAATAGCAGGGACTTGACTATTAGTCCACAAACCAGCTGTAATGCTGTCAGCGGATACTACAAAATCGTCTGCTTCTAATCTATTAAATGACATAATTAGGATACTTTAGTTATGGTGATTGGTACTTGTAATCTTGCACCACTATCTCTACCTACAACTGTCATTGTAGCATATAACGCAGTGTTAGTACCAAATAATGTATTAACTGTAGTTGCTCTAAGGTTAATTGTTGTACCTACTACTGTTGCTGATACGTTAGTACCTAATGTAGTAGTTGAATTAACATTTAATGCATCTGTTGAGGGTGTATCAATACCAACACCTTCAAAAGTAGATAATAATCTAACATCTGAAATGGTAGCAGTATAACCTGAAGNTTCGTTCTGGTTACCACCTAAATAATTCAATGTTTGAGGAGTAATTGCTAATGANGCACCTTGTCTGATTACAATTGAAGTATAACCTACATCCAAGATTGGCATCTTAGCAGTACCACGTGGTAAAGTAGTAAGTTTATATTTCATGATTTGAGTTTCATCAGGGAATGCTTCTAAAAGAGGCATGTTTTCAATGGCTTGACCGTAGTAAGCTGAACCTGAAGGGTGAGTTGGATTATAAAGTGTATAATCTATTTCATCATCTGCTAATGCAAACTGTGTGATACGGAATGTACC